CCGAGCCCATCAACCCCCGCACGCCCGTGTCCATCTTCAACCTGTCGACCATCTCCCCGGATACGATGCGGCCGAAGTTTGAGCTCGAGCCCGAATACCAATAAAGAGTAGGCACTTTAAGCGTCCAATGGACGTCGACAGCCGCTTCAAGAGCGCAATGACCGAGATGGTGGGCCTCAAATCCCAGCTGTCCTCGGCTCGCAAAGATCTTCAGGTGCTTGCCCAGCGCGAGAAGGAGCTTCGCGAGTTTGTCAAGGAGTACATGGTGAAGAATCAGATTGACACGTGCAACGTGAAGGACCGCGTCAAGGTGAGCCTCAAGGTGCGCAAGACGCGCTCGGCGCTCACCAAGGACACCATCGTGACCGGCCTCACCACGTACTTTTCGGGTGATGAAGTTAAGGTGGAGGGTGCATTCAAAGCTATACAGGACTCTGCGCCGGTCAAAGAGTCGTCGACTCTTGCCGTAACCGGACTCAAGCATGGGGATCAGTGACGACGAGGCGACGCTGGTGGACGACGAGGATGACCTAGACACCACGCCGCTCGAGCCGGAGGATTGGCAAGACTGGCACAGCGAGGAGCTCTTGAACTCGTGGTTTTCGCTCGTGGCGCTCGCCGAGGCGCACTACGGCACCGTCGGTCGCGCCACGTACCACGCGTGGGTCGAGTTTGTGATGCACCCCGAGGACTGGGGACTCGACAACTACAGCAGCGGCGCCGGGTCGCGAACGTGGGCCATCCTCACAGCCGAGTCCGACTTGCTCGACGGGGCGACGTACGAGCAATTCGAAAATTTTGTCTCGTACTACTATTAAATATGACTATCGACATTACTTCGCCCAAAGTCCTTGCCCCGGCCCTTCTGTTTGCCGCACTCAGCCTCACCCCAGGAAGCACCAGACCGATGATTGTCGCCCGCAATGCGCTGGCCGTCGCGGTTGTGTACTTTCTGCTCGCACGCTACGTCCTCAAGGTGACGCTGACTCAGGCCGACCTGGTGGTGCCAGCCCTGCTGTTTGCGCTCCTGACCCCGGGCGTGCTGCTGACGCTGCCCCCCGGCGCCGGCGGCGTGTTCCGCTCGGGCCAAACCTCCACCGCGGCCGTCGGCGTGCACACCGCCGTGTTTGCCGTTGCGTTTGCCGCGATGCGTTCTTCTTTCCCGGCTTACTACTAGATGATCAAGTGCTTGTCGCTTGGTCCGGGTTCGATGGGGTTCTTCCTCGAACTTGGCGTCTTGTCAAAACTTGACCTCGATAGTCTCGAGGAAATCTCGGGCTCCTCAGCGGGAGCCCTTCTCGCATTCTTCTTTCTGGTGACCCGGGGCGACTTTCCTAAGATATTGGACTATGCTCTCAAGGCTCCCTTGAAACAAATTATGACCTTGAACGTGCGCTCGCTCCTCACCAACTACGGCATGATCCCGCTGCAAAAGATACGCGACCAGCTCCACGACGCGACGCACACGTTCCTCGGAAAGAGCGACGTCACGTTCCAGGAGCTGTACGACTTTTGGCCGATCAAGCTGCACGTGGCGGGCTACTGCGTCGACCTCCAAAAGACGCAGTACTTTTCGGTCGACACGACGCCGGGCATGAAGCTCGTCGACGCGCTGTGCGCGAGCGTTGCCGTGCCGCTCCTCGTCTCGACCGTCGTGATTGACGGGTGGACCTACATCGACGGGGGCGTCGAGGAGGAGGACCCGTGCGCGTGCTACCTCGGGCGCCCGAGCGAGGATGTGCTCAAGGTGCGCGTCGCGCTGCTGCCCGGGGCCACGCCCGTGCGCGACTATAAGTCATACCTGATGAACATGCTCTCGAGCCTCATGAAGATGCGTTACCGGTACCCCGAGTTTCGCGCGGTCGAGATTGGGTGCGGCGACGTGGACCTACACGACTTTTGCATGTCCAGCGAGACGAAGCTCAAGCTCTTTTTGGCGGGCCACGCCCACAAAATTCCCGACTCTTATTAAATAGATGCGCTCCTTCATAAAACGTTCCCACATAGCCCGCTTGACGTCTCGGCTCGTCTCGGTCCCCGCGTCTGCCCGCCGGGTGGGCTACACGTACACGCGTCAGGCGGGGCCCGTGCGCGTCAAAGCCACGCCCATCCCGGACGTCGGCGCCGCGGGAAAGAAGCAAAAGGTGATCGGGCGCCTCAAGGCGAAGATGCTCACGGCGTACAGGTACCACCCCGTCGAGTCTATCGCCGCGCGCCACCGCGCGCTCAGACGGGCGGTCGCTGCCGAAACGCGCGCGGCGGTGGTTGTGCGCCTCGACGCCATTAGCCGGACCACCCGGCGCCACCTCCCGACCGCGTCGCGCGTCTACAGGAGGGACCGCAACTGGGTCGGGGGGCAACTTTAATCTGGGTCAACTACATGTCGCCAAGTGTCAGAAGCGCCTCGGCGCGGCGAAGTGCCTCGACCCGGCGAAGTGCCACGCCGAGACGTGCGATGATGGCCGGAGCTCTGGCCCTCATGGCAGGGAGTGCGTCTGCTGCGGCTCCCGCCCGCGCTGCTGCAAATTTATTGCGAAATGCCAGTGTGCGCGAAGCCCTAAAATATCTTCCCATCGCGGCCGAAGCCACAAAGGTCACTGTGTCGGACTGGGCGTCGGGCGTCGTGCCGAAGCATGTAATGAATTTTGCAAAAGAAATACCCAACCCAATCACGAGAAACCAGTACATTTCGACATACAAGGAATCACAGCTCTACCCTAGATTTCAATCGCTTATCGGTGGCTGGGGCCCTCAACTCCAACAGCTTTCAAACGCGGATAGTGCGAACCATGCCCGCATAGCACGTCTGACAAAAGCGTATAAAAATCTGGAAAGAAAGCCAGCGCTCACACAGCGGAACCTGAAGAACCTTAATACTACCAAGGAAACGCTCAAAAGTGAATTGAACAAGTTGCCCGTATTTTTGAGACGATCTATCACCAACGGCTTGATGATCAACGACAAACCCGCCAGATATAACCCAAGAGTTGAAAGAATATATGCAGCCCGAAACAATCACAGTCGGATACACCAGACCGAAAGCAAGCGCCGCATGGCCCCCGTGATAGCAGAGGAAGCCATTCACAAATTTGCTTCGCTCCCGTCTTGGGCTAATTTCAAGAACTTGATCGGTGCATTCTTCGCCTTGTATGTGACAATGATGCTGATCCCGGCCATGGTGACAGGCTTTATCACTCTGCCCCGAAGCATTAACCTAGAGACCATAAAGAAGTTTGGCGAAATGAGTGTAGCCAAATATAATCAATTGATGTTGGTCGCAACCAACCAGCTTCACGACCAACGTAGAGCCAACCCGAGGCTGTACAACAAGTATGCCCGGATGGTGAATCAGCTGCCCGTAGTCGGCCCGAGAGTCGCCGCCGTGATCGAAAGAGAAACTCGAAAGAGACAGGACGATCGAAACTCTGCAGCCAGGCTACGCTTGAGCTATTAGAGCCAGCGTGAGCTCTGGACACATGGAGGCGCTCGCGCGCGAGGTTTGGGCCAGCCTCGGGCCCGGGTACTCCGAGCGCGTCTACCACAACGCGATGGAGGTGGTGCTCCGGCGCCACGCCATCCCCTACGAAACCGAACGTATCGTCCCCGTTTTATTCGAGGGCCATACGATCGGCAATTTGCGCGCCGACTTGATCGTGGACAGGGCCCTCGTCGTCGAGCTCAAATCGGTCGCGCGCCTCACGGACGTCTTCCGGAACCAGACGCGAAACTACCTGACGCTCACGGGCATCCCGCGCGGGCTCCTCATCAACTTCCCGTCGGGCGCGTCGACCGACATTGAGATTGAGGAGATTAAATTGTCGGAATCCACTGCCACTTTAGCTCCTGGCAGATGTTCCTCCACATCTGATCCTGTTTGTACAGCTTCTCCTTGCTCTTCAGAAGAGGGAAGCACGGAAGGTATTCGTCGTGACCTAGAAGCTCGCAAAATTTGTACAGAATGAAGCTGTACGACAGAAAGTTCTTGCGGTCCTTCGGCCGGTGCTTCTCGAACGGCTTTTGAACTTGGTAGAACATGAGCCGTAGGCGGTCCTCGAGCGCTTGCGGCATGGTCGGCGGCTGGATGCCGTTCAGGATGGTGGTGATGTACGGGATGTGCTCGTAAAACTTGCTCTTGTCGAGCTTTTTTAGGAGCGCCTTGACCTTCTCGTGCGTAATCTCGGCGAGCTCTTTGATGCGCTGCTTGCGAAACTCTATTCGCAGCTGCGCGATGAGATCCTCCGGGACGCTCGTCGACTCTTTCGCTTGGAACTGGGAGACCCATTCGTTAAAGTGATTCTCACGTTTGTATGAATAAATAATCTTCTTATCCATCTCTTGCTCCTCCTTGAACCCCACCTGGTCGCACAAGACGTACTCCATCGCGCCGCACTTGAGGCACACGTCCTCGCTGATCACCTCGTCGAACATCATGCAGTAGCGCGCGCCGCACTTGGTGCAGTGTGGCGAGTGCCCCGAGCTCCCCTTGGCAGTCGCGGTCGTCGTCACGCCCTCGACCTCTTGCATGTACTCGTTGTAGATGTCGCGCCGCTGCACCCCCTTGCGCGAGCTGAGCGCCATGCCCGCCATGTGCGTCGTGGTTGCGCTCGGCCCGTCGCCAGTCTCGTACGCGGCGGCCAGGAAGGGGATGCACTGCGCGATGTAGGCGAAGAGCTCGGTGTCGTCACCCTTCGAGACGAGCTCCTCCACCTTGGCGGTGTAGCGTGCCTCCATTAAAGCTTCTGCGAGCATATTGTTTAAATGTTGCAAAAGTTGTTTGACATCTGGTATTATATCAGAAGCGTGCTTCGTCTCAAGAACTTTACCATCTTGAACATCGACGAGCGAGGCTTGATCAACTACGTCTGCAACAACCGGGTCTACAAGACTGCCTCGTGGCCCATCGCGCGCAAGGTGGGCGGCGTGTCCTACCCGATCAGGTCCGCGACGTACATGGGGCGCGACGTGACCGCCGTCGTGAAGCAGTGGGCCGGGCCCCGCAGCGACTTTTACGGCAAAGAGCCTGATGTCCGGGCGATGTTCAAGCAGCAGGGG